TTGAAAAAACTTGATAAAACCGTTGGCGATAACTTTAGAAACGTAGGAAATTACAAAAATGCACTTAGTGGATTACAACGAGGTCTTGGCGCATTAGGTCTTGCGTTTGGGGTTAGTCAAGTATTTAGAACCGGTTCTGAAGCAATTATTGATTTTAATCAGGCGGTTGCAGATTTATCGGCAATTACCGGTGCATCGGGCGAAGATTTAGATTTTTACAAAAAGAAAGCCAACGAATTAGGCATTGGAGTTGAGGGTGGTGCATCTGCGGTAATTGAAGCATATAAATTAATCGGTTCGGCAAAACCGGAATTACTTGAGAATGCCGAAGCACTTAACCAATTAACAGAAAGTGCCATAATGTTAAGTCAAGCATCCGGTCTTGAATTACCTGAAGCATCAAAACAATTGACCGATGCGATGAATCAATTCGGTGCATCTGCGGATGAAGCCGGTAAGTTTATTGACGTTTTGGCAAGTGGTGCGAAATTCGGTTCGGCAGAAATTCCACAAATCACGGAAGCATTATTGAAATTCGGTGCAATTGCAAAAGCGACAAATGTATCCGTAGAGGAATCAACCGGTGCGATTGAATTACTTGCGGAAAACGGTTTAAAAGGTGCGGAAGCCGGTACAAAATTAAGAAATGCAATGTTAAAATTGTCGGCTCCTGATGCGTTACCAAAAAAAGCGAAGGACATATTGAAAGATATGAACATCAGTTTTACAGATTTAGCCGATAAAACAAAACCTTTTTCGGAAAGATTAAAAGTTTTACAACCTTTATTGAAAAATTCAACCGGAATGGTCAAGGTTTTTGGTACGGAAAACGTTGTTGCCGGTCAAGTGCTTTTGGAAAACACCGAAAGATTAGAAGATTTGACAACAAAAATGCACACAAACGGTGTTGCTCAAGAACAAGCAAATGAAAGAACAAATACACTTGGACATTCCTTAATTGAATTAAAAAATACTTTTGTTGGTTTATTTACTGAAATTTCCGCGAATGATGGTGTTATGCAAATCTTTATTAATGCAATTAAATTTTTAAAAGAAAATCTAACGAGTATATTGACCATAATTGGCAAAGTTACACTTGCTTTTGTTGTTTACAAAACAACAATGATTGGTTTGCGTACAATTCAAAAATTATATAATACAGATTTTAAGAATCTTGGTACGATGTTTAAACAACAAATTCCATTGACCAAGGCGTACAGACAAGAACAAGAACGTCTCGCAACCGCTACAAATGAAAGTAAAATTGCATCGAAGGGATTAGGAAGTGCAATTGCCGGAATTGGTTTGGGAATTATTGTTGGTGTCGTTACTGAATTAGCAATAAAATTTGTTGACCTTGCAAGTGGAATGTCAGATGCAAGGAGACAAGCGCAATTAATTGCGATTGATGAAGAAAAAGGCAGAAAAACAAGAGATGACTTAATAAAACAAGAAAAAGAATTGTTTGAGGAAGCCAAAAGAAAACTTGATTTGGAAATGGATACAAGGAGGGCGCAAACAAATAACGCAAGGGAAAAGAAAAAGATTGACAAAGAACAAATCGAACGTGAAAAAGAATTGTTAAAAACATCAATCAAAAGTATTGAATCAAAAAGTAAAAGCGCGGTAATTTCAAGAAATGAATTTGAACGTGACCAAGAAGCATTAAATTCATATTACAAAGATTTTGATAAAAACTTCGGAAAAATCACAAAATTAGTTGATAAATATGGAGCGAGAACAAAAGGTGCAACTGACAATTGGAAAGTTTTATTGTCATCAAAATTGCAAGGTGGCATAAAAGAACAAGAAATTATAATAGAAGGTCTTGCAACACAAACAAAAGATTGGACAAATCAATTGGATAGAGTTGCGGTATTAGAGCAAGAAATTACAACAAATGACACAAAAGACGAAAAAACAAAATCATTTAATACTCAATTGAAAAAAACAAATGACTATTTGTCAAAGCAATTAAGTTTGGTGCAACAACTTGCACAAATAGAACAAGAACGTGATTTGTTGAAACAACAAAAAGGTATTGACCAAGAATTTGAAAATCAAATTCAATTGTTGGAAAAGACCGGTGAATTTGATGCGACAAGATTAAATGATTTGATCCGTGAAAAAACATCAAGTGAGGTTGCGTATTTAGAACAAAGAAAATTAAATCAAATACAAGCCATTGATGACCAATATAATTATGAAAAAAATAAACGTCAGGAAGCACTAATTGATGAACGTGATAAACTACTTGCACAAAAGGATATTACAAGCACGGCAAGGGATAAAATAAATGCAGATTTTAAAATCAAACAAGACGAATTAAACGCACAAGAAATTGACCGTTGGTTTGATAAGGAATTGGAAAAAGAAGTGATTGCATCACAAACAACAAAGAACATTGAAGAATTAAGAAATCAAGAATTAGAATCAATTGATGATTATAATGAAAAATTTCTTGATAAACAAAAAGACTTTAATGAAAAACTTAAAGAATTAGAACAACAACGACAAGAAGATTCAAGGGCATTTGTCAAAGCAACTGCGGATTATTTTATCAAAAAGTCAAACGAAAAGATTGCACAAATAGAAAAGGAAATTCAAGCATCACAAAAGCAATATGACACCTTAAAAAAGTTAGCGGAAGAAGGTAACATTGATGCAAAAGAATCACTTGCGGAACAACAAAGAATTATTGCCGAAGCAAACAGAAAAAAGGAACAAGAACAAAAACGTCAACAAAGAATTAAACTTGCGGAAAGTGTTTACGCAACTTATTCACAAAAGATTGAATCAAATTCGAAGAATCCATTAGCGGAAACGATTCGTGACACAACACTATTGAATCAATTTATTTCATCATTACCAACGTTTGAAGATGGTACAGATGACACCGGAAAGAATGGTCGTGGGATTGATGGAAAAGGCGGTTTCTTGTCCGTACTGCATCCAAACGAACGTGTTGTGCCTAAATCATTGAATGCACAAATTGGAGGGCTTACAAACGAGGAATTGAGTCGAATCGCAAACGAATACAATAACGGCAAAATCGTGCGGTCAGATTCACAACTTGGTTCGGCATTGGAATTGTCACTTTTGGTTGGTAAATTAGACAACTTGACCAAAGTCATTCAGGACAAACCGGAAACAAATATTGAATTGGGTGAAATCACACAAGGTGCAATGGAAATTGTAAAGTCAACCAAGGAAGGGAACACCTATACATATAACAGATACAAAGTAAAATGAGGCATTTTCTAAACGGTATTGAAGTCGCACCAAGAAACATTGATGATATTGGTGTTGTTTCGGATTTTTCAGGCAATCCGGATATTTTATCATTGAACACCGAATTGGTAATTTTACCAAGGGAAGCAAATGATTTGATCCGTGAGCATATTAACAACGTGGGATTGTTTGAAGGTATACCATATTCGGTTGTGACAAGCGGTCAAACGTTGGAATACTTTGTCGATTTGACAGATGGTTTGAAGGTTCGTGAACACGAAGTCGAAGTGAATTTAAAAAAGCGTGGTGGTCTTGACATCTTTCGTGAACGTGCAAACGGAACATCGTTTGATTTGATGTTGAAAAATGGTGTAATATTTGAAACAAAAAATGTTCCTTATTTTGTCATAAAGGACAACCAAGGTGAATTGATTTTGAATCTTGCAATAACGACCTACATAATGACCAAAGAAATCATTCAAGCCGGTTTTGAATTGCAAGAAGCCGGTCAAAATTTGATTGAAGCATCTTTGCCAATACCGGGTTTGAGTCCTGCCGGACCAACGGTTTCTTACAATGTCGGTGCAATTGTAAGTGCATCAATTATTTTTGTTTTCAAACTTGCTTACTACGTTCTTTTAACACTTGCATTGATTAAATTGGCAAGTGAATTGTTCAACGTATTATTTCCGGCAAAGAAGTATTTAAAATCAACTTATTTTGTTGAGATTATGCGAAAGGGTTGTGCCTATTTCGGTTATGACTTTCAATCAACATTGCTTGATGCAACACCTTACTTTGCTTTGATGCCGGTTCCGTTGACTCCTGAACGTGAATCAATATTTGACACACAATTGTTTGGTTCATTTACAACACAAAATTTTAGTACCGGATTGCCGAGTTCATCGGACACGGTTGCAACCTTTGGTCAGTTCATAGATAGTTTGGAAACAATGTTTAATGCACGATTGATTGTTCGTGATGGTGTGGTTCGTATTGAAAGGCGTGATTGGTTAGAAAATCAAGCAATAAATATGATTGAACCGGCATTGAATTTGCAATCCGACCGTGATAGTGAATTTCAGTATAATGCACTTGATATTTGGAAACGATACTACATTCATTATGCACTTGATTATTCCGACATTCATACATTGGATCATTTGACATACGACAAACACGATGCGGAGTTTTCGACCGAACCGGATTTTCCGGTTGTCAATGAAGATTTGGTGACCATAAAAGGTTTGAATGATGTTTCGATTCCGTATTCATTAGGTGCAAGAAAAAACGGTTTGAATTTTATTGAAAAATATGCGAAAGGAGTGTTTACAATAATTGACACCGTTGCAAATGTCTTTGGTGGCAATTCAAATTTTGCATCACAAATTGATTCACGAAAAAATGCCTTGAAAATTAGTCAACTATACTTTTCGACAACAAAAGTTCTTTATGGACAAACCGGTCAAGTCATCGCAAACGAGTTGATTCAGGAAGAAAATTATTTCGACAATGTAAGTGCAAAAGCGTTGTGGGATAAGTACCATTATATTAATGAAATCCAAGAAAATGATTGGAAAATTTACGAAAATAGTAGAATTCGCTTATCTCACGAACAATTCGTAACTTTGTTAGGCAATAATTTTGCAGAAATCAACGGAATTATGAGTGAAATCTTGCGAATTGAGTGGATTGACGAAAAAAGTTTCGCACAAATAACGTACAGAACACGAAATGATTGGGCAAACAACAAGGTGATTACACAAACAATTGATGAATAATGGATGAATTTGTTAAAATAAGCCAAGATTTAAAGAAAAACTTGAAAAGTTTGCAAGAAATGAACAATCAAATGTTGAAAACTATTCAAGAACAAGCACCTGAAAAGGTGAATGAATTGCTAAATGATAATAACGCATTAATCAAAGCATTAGACAAACAAGATGTTAATGCGGTGATGAATATACATAAGAAATATGCCGATAAGAATAACAAGTAAATCGTTTAGAGATGTCTTTAACAATTCTTTGACATATCTCAAAGGAAATGTTGGTGATCCGATACAATCATCATTTACAATTGAAGAAAGTATTGCGGTTAATTCGGAAGATAATAACACTTTGCAAAATAGCGTGTTGCAAAACATTATTACGTGGGTAGGTGGTAATTTTGAAGATGAAGGTTTTCGTGCCGGTCAAACAATTACAATCACAACTTACACAATTTCAACCGGTGTATATTTAGCACAAACGACAACAACAATTGATTGGGTTATTGACAACCAAATGAAAGTTGCATCAACGTTGTCAAGTTGGTACACATTTCCTGATGAAGCGGTTTCAATATTTACATCATCGGCAAGGGAAGGTTTAAAACTTGACGTTAACAATGTGGCAAATGGTACACAAGGTTCGCAATATAGTTTGATTGATGGCGAATCATCAACATTTACTTTTGACCTGACCGGTACTTTTCCGGTGCAAGGTGTTCCGGTTGGAAATCAATCCGGTATGTTTAGCGTATCAACATCAATTGATTTGGCATCATCTTCCGGTGGTGTTCGTACCTATACATTATCGACAAGTTGGATTCAAAGCGGTTTATATAATTCCGCAAATTATGACTTTGATAATTGCCTTAAATTATATTTAAGAATGTCGTGGGAAACCGTAATTGGTGAACCATATGACAATCGAATTGAAATATTTAATGATGATGCAAACACCGGATGGTTTAATGAAGGTCATAATACTGATGTGATTGATGCAACCATTGTTCAAGGAATAAGTGATGTTTCTTATTGTGATGAAACTATTGCAACATTTGTGATTGATTCAAGTGCAACAGATTTTGCCTTTGGTGGTTCTTATGTTTCAGGTCTTGATAATTATTACAAAAACAAACCGGAATCAGCATCAAAATATGCGATGACATTGGGTTCGGTTTTAATGAATGTCGGTCAAAGTTATGTATCACAAGCAAATGAAGATGGTGCGAAATGGTTCTTTGAAACGTTGTCAGTAATTACCAACGGAACACAACACACTTTCAATGTAAAAATTACACCGAATCCGGCATTTGAAACATTTATCGGTGGTCGTTCTGAGGGTGACCGCACTTTGTATTTGTGGTGTAAGGTTGGCAATGTTAACTTGTTGGTGTTTAATGGACAGATGTCGTGTCCTCCGGTGGGTATTTTACCGCTTACAATGGTAAAATCGGAATACTTTGACCATAGTCAACAATTAACAGACACAACCGAATTAAAAACCGGTAACACCGGAAACGTTGAAGATGATTTTGCATTTTGCGGAAAATTTAGATTACAAGCAAAGTTTGTGAACGATTACGTCAATGCAAGAATCGAAGCGTATAATTTGACAACGGATCAAAAATTCACGTTGCAACAAACAAGTTTTAATTTGTCAGGAATTCCGCTTGTAAACTTTCAACAAGTCATTGACCTTGAATCACCGGTTTTTCCATCCTTACCAACGACATCGGTCAAACGTAATGCAAGACTTGTGAATGATTCATCGGCATCTTTGGGAATTAACTACGGTGTTCGAATATATTTTCCTTTCATTTACAGATGGGAATATTGGATTGCTCAATTAAATGCGAATGCGGATTTTTATCCAAACAATCAAACAAGAGATTGGGTTGATTACGGCACAACCGGTGATTGGCGTTTGCGTATGGTTGTCGAAGTTGCAAGGGCAGAAAATTTATATCAATACACGGATTTTGTAAATATCCTTGACTACAATTCAGATGCAAATATTCAACAACAAATTGAATTGTATATTGATTCAAGTTCAACCAATGTTCAGGTTGTGACCGAAGGTCAATTGATGCGAGTAGTGGCAACACACACACTTGTTGATGGTTCGGCTTGGACACAAGATTCGGTTTGGGGAATGATAACCGTTGAACCAAAGGAATCAAGTCCAAAATGGATATCGTCAACGGCAATTGATTACGATGGTAATACATCGAATCCATTGACACCTTTAAGTGGTTTAAGATGTGCTTTGACATTTCCAACAACAGACGTTGCAAGATTGGAATGTTTCTTTGATCCGGACAAAATAAATCTTGCTAATGGTGTAAAATTTACATCGAAAATAAAAGGTTGCACCGATGGTGAAATTGTAAAAATGACAACATCAGGAATGCAGAAATTGACAACAAGTAATGACCAAAAAATAAAAAGTTAAAAGATGGGACAACAACAAATTAACCAATACGCAATTGAACGAACAACATTCGGTGATGATGACTATTATGACATTGATTATTGGAACGGTTCAGTATATCAAACCGCAAAGATAAAAGGTTCGGTTCTAAAAGCCGGTGCAAGTGGCATTGGATTATTTTCACAAACCGCAGATGGTACACTTATTCAAAACACCACAACCGAAACAAGTTTACTTGGAAGCGGTCAAGGTTCTTTGCAAGTTACTGCAAACACTTTTGCGGTAGGAAGTTCATACATATTAAAAATGTGCGGAAACATTAGTTGTTTAAATAATTCAGATATTGTGTTGAACGTGAAAAGCGGTTCGGTAATTTTAGGAACAACCGGAACGATACAATTGCCACAGATAAACGCACAAACGTTTGAATTGGAATTGAATTTCACAATTAGACAAATTGGTGTTTCAGGCGTTGCCGATATTGTTATGAATGGAGAATTTACATACATACAACATTCATCAACTGATTTACAAGGTCAAACATTTATCAGTCAGAACAACACAACGTTTGACACAACCGCAAACAACACACTTGATGTAACGTGGGCGTGGCAAAGTGCAGATGCATCAAACCGGATTAATTCGGTAGTTACTAATTTAAGAAGAACCTACTAATGTGCCAATGTTTACAACTTACAATTGAAGCCGGAACAACCGGAGTTCAAACGACAATCGCAAGTGCCGGAGGTACATATAACGGTGTTAATTATTGGACATTTACATATGATACATATACAATTGTAATTTGGTCAACCGGTTCGGTTTGGATTGCATCACCGGTTCTTGGAGATGCATCCGGAACTTATTCAAGATATGCACCAAGTCCGATTGGTGATTGTCCTGAAACATCACTTGGTTCACCGGTCAACAATTTTTGGATTAATGCCGGAACAATTACAGACTTAAAAACATTCACAACTTTAGGTGTTCCGTGTCCGGATGACACAAATTGTGAGAATCAAGACAGAACATTCCGTGAATATGGAAGCATAAAACTACCGGAAGTCGTTCAGGAACAAGATAGGGGTTTAAAAGAATGTTGTTGTGTTTATAAGGTTCTTGGTGACACCGCAAAAACAGATTGGAAAAACGACCTTTCAAGTGCTTGGATTAAACTTTCCGCAGTAAGTGACACGGCAACATTCAGATTGAAAAAGAATGGTGTACTCGCAACATATACACCGACAAGTGTACCTTTCCCAAATGAAGCAAATGCGTTTTATACAACTGTTGATTGGGGTGATGTTATAACATCCGATGGTGTGGGTTGTTACACAATTGAAATTCAATATTCAATTAGCGGTATTACCGGCACAATTGTTTGGGGAACATATGACCTTGAAGCGTATTCAATAAGCAATGCATTAAATACGGCAAGAATACGTGCGATATTCAACGGATATCAAGAAATCGAACAAATTAATTTTACCGGTGCGGATGTGCAAAGCACATTCAGATTCTTTGGTTACATTGGCAACAGACAACCGAACACGGAAATTTACGACATTATTTATAACAACAGAGAAATGAAGCGTGTGATTCGTGAGAATCTGAACACATATCAGTTGATAACTGATCCGAGTGACGATTGTATCATTCGACCATTAGTTGACCTTTATTTTTTAAGTGAAAACCAATTATTTATTTCAGATTATAACGCACACAATCCTTCATATAGATACCAAGATTTGCCGGTGATAGTCGAAGAAAGTCCGGAATTAGAGTATTATGATTTTAGTCGTAAAGTAAAATTGACTTGCACGTTGTCGGATAAATTCAAAAACAAACGTACATACTATTAATATGAAAGGGATGGAAAATTTTGGTGATATTATAGCAATGGGGATTGGAATGTTTGGTGCGTTCCTGAAGGGTTTAAAAAAGAAACTAAAAACGCCAACAATTATTCTTGCAATGACAATTGCCGGAGTCCTTACATATTCGGTGACCGGAGTAATAGAAATATTTTATCACGATGCACCGCCTAAAATAGTCATCCTAATTTCATTCATTGTTGGATGGTTAGCAAACGAATTAACAACGACACTTGACCAAGCAATTGGTGATTTGTACGAAATTTTTATAAATTGGCTAAAAGACAAAATGAACAAAGGGGGAAAAAAATGAAATACTTAATTATAATTTTCTTGTGGTTTTCTACAAGTGCGTTTGCATTTACGGACACAATCGTTGAACAATCCGAAGGTGTTAAAACGACAACAATAA